TGTATATGTAAAGTCCTCTTCCTCGGCACTCCCCTCACTTTCAGAATACCTTTCTTTTTTTAAACTCTTCGGTGGTACATAATCTTCATCCAATATTTCATCAAAATGAAGTCTTATTTTCAATGATAATTTTTTGTCATCCACAATCCGTTTCAAAATCTCCTCAACATCTTTTTTATTCAATCGATCCATTTGTAATGTCATAGATTTTAAATTTCAATTATTATCATTTTCTATTTTTTTTGTCCTTTCATTATCTCTGCTAAGATATTAATTGGTAACTGTTGTGACTTCTGAACTTTATACAATACAACACTATTATCATTTAACTCACTAAAAGTTCCATCAGGATCCGTGATAGCAGTTGTTATACTTGTTATAGGTTTTGACTTTGTTATTGTAAATTCTACACTACTATCTCCAGTATAAAAGAAGTCCCCCCCGTCAGTTTGTTTGGTTACATGTCCTATCACAGGTAATCGTTCTCCACTATCACCCCCTCCTCTCCATTGCTCACCATCTATTAAATCAGTCTTTATAGTATAAAATGGAAATAACATTGATCTTGGTACATTATCAGCTGTTACAGATAAAGAAGGACTATCAACAGATATAGGAGCATTGTAAGTATAGTAACTACTATGAGCACTATCTAATATAACATTTGCCGATAATACATTCGGTTGATATAATGTATTCCCAAATACATTCTGATGATAAAATAATGTATCTTCTGCTTTGATCTCTGCCGAAGTTGTCAATTTATTCAAAGACTTTATATTAAATGTATTCACACGATTCTGAGCAGTATTAATCTCAGTCACAGAAGCATTCAACTGACCATAACTAAAACCCAATATACCCAATAATGAACTCTCCCATACATCTTCAGTAATTCCCAAATGATCAATTGATATTCCTGAATGACAATCCATAATTGAAAATGGAAAGATATTACGATTATCTATATCTTCAAATATGGCTTTCGTTTTACTCCCATCTGTCTGTTTTGCCGTTATTGATTTTTTTTGTTCATAAGGAATCATCCCAGGACAAAATGCCGTCCTTCTCAATCTTTTATTTATCTTATATACCTTCACTTGTGGTCCTGTGTTTGCTGGATATTCATCAGCCTGACCTGCTCCACCATCATTCCCCAAATACTCAGGAGTATAAAAATCTGTGAAAGCAAACCTATCTTTTGTTGGATCATAAGTTAATTTAGGATTTGATGAACCAAGATATATCTGATTTATCACAGATGATAAATTAGCAGGAGTTACAGTTCCAGCACCATTTTCATTTGTATTTATCAACCCAGTAGTTAAATTTTGTCCCATATCTATCATTGCTGAAGGAGTATATAATCCAAGAGCAGCATTTCCATAACCAGTAAAATGAGGATCATATCCACAAAATCTCATATACTTATCTTCTTGATATGAACCATTCCCAACTGCTTCATAGCCCCCTATGAAAAATCCAGAGGCATTATAAAAATGCTCAGGAACACCACCAACTCCTTCTGTAATAAATTGTATTCTATCACTTGGTCCTTTAGAAAATATACCAAATGATAATTTCTTCTCTCTATCATTGTACACTGGTTCATCAAAAAATTCATCTTCTTGATCTTTAATATATGTCACCCATAATGGTTCTGAACATGTTGAATATCTACGGAGTCCACTAGCATCAGCATGATATAAATCACTACCAAAATCTTTTCTATCTACAGCAAGAGTTTTTGAAGCATTATCATATTTTTGTATCATATCTATATGAATGAATCGTGAATTATCAGGTGATAATTTAACCAATGTATCTGTAATCGTAAAAGTAAAATCCTCACCAGAAGGTATAATTACTCTTGCCTCACCGTCTATATGAACTGTCTGAAATCCACTTGAACCATCCCCAACTATACTAGTCACATTACAAGTAGCCGGTTCAAGACCATTTAATCTCCCTGCTACTGGTCCCGTAACAGTTATAGTTCTCTTAATAACACTATCTCTAGGACGATCGAATGTTAAAGGTGTATCACCAGGATCTATATAAATCTGAAAAGATGTTGCTCCAACACCAATGTAAGTAGAATTAGTCTGAATTTGTGTTGATACTTCTGTTCTATTATAATAAGGACTTGAAGCATTCCTAAAATCCCATAACTCAGGATATAATCCTTGTGCTTTGATGAATTGAGCCATTCTACTACAATTAAGTTCATTATAAGATTGTAATAATGTAATCTTCATTGTCGTATATCCAGTAGTATAATTATCATCATTCACATTAGTAATATGCTGATATTTAGCACCTGAAAAATCACCTGAAGGACTTCCTGAGTTCCAATACTGCCTTGCTGGAAATACTAAATCTGGTCTCTTAAAAGCAACATACTGAAAACCATTCACCCAATCTAATCTACTCTGTGTCACTGATGCTGCTGCTCCAGTTCCAGCATGATCATAAGTTATCACATTATTGTAATTTGTTTCACTAAAAGTTGATCCATTATGACAATTAAAAGGTTTGTATGTATCAGTCTTATACACTGCCCCTAATACACTTTGATTAGCATATCCATATTGAACTGAAGGATTATTATTCTCATCCCGATAATAATAATATTGCTGTAAGTCAGAAGCATTCTGTAATCCATCCGTAAATCTCTCAGCAATAAAATCTGCTGCTCTTCGACCCTTTGGAATTTCAACCTCCTTTAATTCTCTATGTAACCAATATCTACCAACAGCAGGATCAATAGACCCATTACCATTCACAACTCCATTCAGATTTGGAACTGATGGTTGAGTTGCCGAAGCATTGTAAAATGTTGTTCCTAATCTATGAAATATTGTAAACTTCTTACCATCTTGTCTTACCTTTAATAACTCTCTGTTATTTTCCCATTCAGTATTAAATACAGAATTAGAATTTCTATCTCTGTGATAATCAGTTTCTACTATTCCTCCATTCACTTGACAAACATAAGGAGCTCCATGAGTAACACTGTCATTATCAGCCCATCTCTGAGCATAACTCCTTGTTCCAGAAAAAGCAAACCTTCTTGGAAGTGAAAAACAATTCTCTCCGTTTGCTGCCTTATAATATTCAATACCCATGATCAAATTATTATCATATAAATCTCGTTCTACATGAGTATTATTCAAAGTAATAGCATCTTCTCTATTCAGTACTCCTTTATATCCAGAATCCAAATAATCATTTCTCTCTGTATAAGGAGTACTGTCAACAATATTATCATATCTTATCCTTTTAAGAAAATTACCTTTCAATTCAATCGTATCTCCTCCTGCTCCAATTTGAGATATCACGGCTGAATGTAATGATACTTTATCTCCAGGATTTAACATCATCCCTTCATCTACTTTATTCATAAACAAAGCATTGTTACTCGTATTCGATCCATCAAATTGTACTGATGATCGTTGTGAGCATTCTAAAATCTTTGTATCGACATAAGACTCTGACATATTTAATATGTCAAACATAAAAATAATGAATTTACAAAATACAATTATTATCGGTTAGGCAAAACCGGCCGTTAAAAAGCCATTCTCAAGAACAGCAATTCTCTTAATTTCAATGTAAGTTCTCTGTGTGTAAGTAGTATCAGCAGGAGCATCGAGACCACTGAACTTAGTAGTGAGTTCAAGACCACGAGCATTGACACGACCAGCAGGAAGCTTATATGCTTGGAAGAAAAAGTTGCTTCCAAGACCAACAGAAGCATTCTGAGCATGTGCTTCAAATTGAGCATTTGTAAGAGTATTACCTTCACCAGAATATTCCTCACGAGTTACAAATGGAACAGATCCAACAGCACGAGAAGTCTTATCAAATAAGACAGCACTATTACTTAAATCAATCGGGAATACAAAGAAATCATTCATACGAATATTAGTTGTAAGAGTATTGTTCAACTTTGCTGGTGATGTATAATCTCTTGAAGGAGCAACAGCACCATACTTATTAGTCATAAACTTAGAACTACGACCATCATCATTCAAGAACGAAATAACCTTAGTTACTAGTCGTCCAGCACCACCAAGATTTCTTACAGAGTTAGCAGCATCAGCAACAGAAAGAGATGTCTTAGTTAGACGATAATCATTGTAAGCAAATGTAGTAGATTTACCCATCATAGAATTTAACTGTTGAGACATAACTTCACCATCATAGAAAATGTAATCAGCAACTAACTTAACTTCACTTGTAATAATCTGAACAGCTGATCCAGTATCAGCATTGTCAGAAATACTGACACGACCATCACCAGCAGGTTCCCAGACTATATCAATAATTACTTCTTGCTTCATAGCAAACAGAGGAAGATTAGTTCCCTTCATGAAAGGGAATAGTTCTCCAAGTGTTACAGAGAAAACAGGTTTATTATTTACTTCAAGTACAGGTTCTTGAACTAATCCACCACCATCATACTCAACATTAGTCACAAGACCATAAGAATCAGCCTTAGTATTACTATTTCCATCAGCATTAGCAGAAGAATTGTATCTGAAATCATGAGCAAGTAGACGACCAGACATGTATGCTTCACGATCTCTGTTTATTTCACTTGAAAGGAACATACTCTCAAATGCCTTAAAATGATTGTAATCATCTATTTCACAAATAGTCTGACCACCAACTTGAAGTGTTGCTCGACGAATTAATGAATGAACACCAACATTTACAGGGAAAAATGCTCCAAGAGCAATAGAAGCATTACCTTCACAAGCAAGAGTAATACGAGACCCTTCACTTAAATAACCTTTGTTCTGGAATACGAAACGACAGTTAGACTGATTACAAACAATCGGATCCAACACATCAGAATGAACATCCATACTCATATTAGTCTGAATAGCACCAACTTTAATTAAATCAGGAACATTTGATCCATCCATACGAGGAGGAGCAACAGGGATTTGTTCTTGTACTTCCATTATTATTTTATGATAATAACACATAAAAAAAATTTTAGAAAAAAAAAAAATTTATCCGTAAATAGTCTTTTTGAGATTCCTTCGTGCTTCTTCAAACTCTTCTTTTGTTACTTTCTTTTTTGTTCTTGTTGAATCCTTCTTTTGCTTTGACTCTTTTGCTAAGTCTTTAAAATATTTTCTTGTTTTTCCAGCCTTAACTCTTTTCTCACCAGCAACTTTTCTGCCTTTAAATTCTGTTGTGAATTTATTTTTAGAAAGTACTTTCACTGTCTTTTTACCATCTGGTAAAAAATGATAATTTTTTGGAGTTTCTTTGACTATTTCACCAGACATCTTTTTATCATTAATAGTAACAATATATTTAGAACCAACTTCAGGCATCTTATTTATGATAATAATATATATTTTTTTATTTTGAACTTTTTTAAATTAAGCAACGATTTGAATACCACTCTCATTGTATACTAATGTTTGACGACTGTGGACGAAAAGGAAAAGAGCATTTGGAGAATCAGTAGTAAGATCCAATTCCATCTGAACACCAAAAGGAACAGTTGAGAAATCCATACCAACACCAGTTCCAACAGTATCAAAAGGAACTCCAATCACTTCCATAGGACCACCATCAGCAGTAAGAGGAGGAGCAGCACCAGTGTAAAGTCTGTTAGTATTAACAGGACTGACTTCAGATCTCATATTCATTCCAGACTTAATACTATCACGACCAAATGTAAGCTGTTGAGGATCAATAACAGCAGTATTAGCAGAATCTTTAACATTTGTATCAAGATTGAAATTAAGTGGAATTCTCTGACCAGCACGAGTAAAGATTATCTGCTTAATAGCTGCCTGCTTTCCACCATCGTTTAATGGTGTAGTTGTAGCAAATGA